GCGGCGTATCAGGTCGCCAAGAAGCTCATGGCGAGCGCCATGGCGGAGGAGGCGCTCCGGGTAGCGCGGGAGAGTACGAGCTACTCCAGCGCGGCAGATCGGGTGCTCATTGAAACGCTCAAGTGGGCGGCGTCGAAAGCCAACCCGGCGGAGTACGGGGAGCGCCAGACCGTGGAGCACCAAGGGGCACAGACGCTGGCCGTGAAGGTCGTGGAGGAGGACGCGCCGGTGCGGAACCGGAAGGCGGTCGAAAGCGCCGTCATGGAGACCCTGACGGTGACCGTGCCGGTGCCATTACTCACGCCTGCGCAATCCGACTGACAACCAAGGAAGGCGCGCCACACCACCACGGAGCGGTTTTCCGTGGTGGTGGCCCAACGCCGTTTCGTTACCCTTCGGGGTTTCTGTGGGGTGACACAGCTGTGTCACCCGTGACTACGGAGTCACCCAAACGATAACAGCGTAAGAGGAGATATCGTGTAAACGTGAACGTGTGAACGGAACAAGAGCACGAGATCTCGCGATCTCTCGGACGCGAAACCCGTTGACTTTCCTGACGGGGGTAGTAGCGTAGCCCCATGCCCCCAAAACCCAAGTTCAAGGCCGGAGCCAACGAGGTCAGCGTCGTGCTGGCCAAACGCCATCCCGGTCAACAGGTGATTGCGGAGAGCCCGGCGCGGTTCAAGGTGGTGATGTGCGGGCGGCGGTTCGGGAAGACGGCCTTTGGCGTCCGACAGGCGTGCGACGTGGCGTTGGCGGGGGGTCCGGTGGGGTGGTTTGCCCCAACCTACAAGTATGTGCTGGAAGTCTGGCGCGAGCTGTTGCAGCGACTCCAGCCGGTGATTGCGCGGTCGAACGATCAAGAGCGCCGGATTGAGCTGGTGACCGGCGGGGTGATCGAAATGTGGACGCTGGACACCCCAGACCCCGGCCTTGGGCGCAAATACAAGCTGGTGGTGGTGGACGAGGCGGGTATTGTGCCAGACCTGCTGATGATCTGGCAACGCGCCATCCGCCCCACGCTGGTCGATTTGAGCGGGGGTGGGCTGTTTCTGGGCACGCCGCGAGGGCGGCGGCATGGGTTTGTCGTGCTATTCAACCGGGGGAACGATGAGAACGAGCCAGACTGGGCCAGCTTCCGTGCCAAAACCCTCGACAACCCGTTTATCCCGCCGGAAGAGGTCGAGGCAGCGCGCCGTGAACTGCCACCGGAGGTCTTTGCGCAGGAATTCGAGGGTATCCCGACCGACGACGGAGCCAATCCGTTCGGTTTGGACGCCATCCGGCGTGCCGTTCGACCCGATGACCGCATGGCACCAACAGAACCCGTCGTCTATGGTGTGGACCTTGCACGATCACTGGATTTTACCGTGGTCGTCGGACTGGACGCCTACCGAAGGGTGGTGACACTGGACCGGTGGCAGGCCCCGTGGGCGGTCACCAAGGCCAAAGTGCGCGATTTGGTGGGCCAAACGCCCATTGTAGCCGACGCAACCGGCGTTGGGGACGCGATTGTGGCCGATTTGCAGGCGATGGGGGTCGATGTGACCCCCCATGTGTTCACCCAGCCGTCCAAACTGCGCCTGATGCAGCGGTTGGTGGCGGCGTTTCAGGGGGACGAGCTGCAAATCCCGGATGGGTGGCTAATTGGCGAGCTGGAATCGTTCGAATTCCAGTACACCGCGACCGGCGTGCGCTATGAAGCCCCGTCAGGACTTCACGATGACGGCGTCATGGCGTTGGCACTGGCGCTCTACGGCTGGGATCGCGTCCAAGGCGTCGTCCCGGAGGCTCCGATAGGCTTGCGCTTTGTCGGGGACGATCCCAACATTACCGCAGACGAGTTTCCCACACCGGGACTAGCCAGTGTGGGCAACTTTAGCGCACAACTTCCCGGGGTGTGGTGATGGCCAAGGAAAAGCGTGGGATGGAAGCCGTAATCTCCAAGACCAGTGGCACGGGCCGCCCGCGCAAGCCGATCATGCAGCGCAAAGGCAAGGGGCCGGGGATGGCGATCATGATTGCCATTGGCAAGCCGAAGCCGTCGATGAAGGATGACGACGAATCGCCGTCCATGCGCGAGGAACTCGACGCTTCCAAGGGCGAAGGGCTGTCAAAGTCCGAGAAGATCGCCGCGCTGGAAGAGAAGATTGGCTATCTCAAGGCCGAGTTGGCGCTGCTCAAGGGCGAGAGCGACGACGACGAGGAGATGGACGAGGAAGAGGACGAGGACGAAGATTGATGGCCCGTTCTCCTGCATGGCAACGCAAGGAAGGGCAGAACCCGGAGGGTGGCCTCAACGAAAAGGGCCGCGCCTCGTTGCGTGCGCAAGGGAAAGACATCAAACCGCCGGTGAAGAAGGCCGAAGCCGCTGCGTCGCCAGAAAAAGCCAAGCGACGGGCGGCGTTTTGTCGCCGGATGTCCGGCATGAAGAAGAAGTTGACCAGTGCGAAGACGGCCAATGATCCGAACTCGCGGATCAACAAGAGCCTGCGCGCATGGGACTGTAACTGACGGAGCGACCTATGCTGCTAGAGGCGGTGGTACAGTTTTTTTCGAAGAAAGCGCCTGAGCCGTTGCCAATCCCGGTGGCTCCGGCCCCCGGTGCCCACGGCTTGGATCTGGTCTGTGCGAAGTTCGGCGCGACACATACCCGCGCGATCGTCTCCGACCATCATGAAGTGCAGATCACGCTGATCCGTGCGGATGGCACGTTGTCGGCCACTGGCGCGAACACCGCCGAAGCCGTGGAGCGCGTGATTGCGAAGGCCGAGAAGTGCTGGGGTGCCGCATGAACGTCGCGCTCTGGAAGCTCAAGAATTTGCCGCATCGGTTGCGCGGATGGCAGGAAGAGGCGAAGCGGCTGGCCAAGCTCGGCCTCAACGCCGAACTTCGGGCGCGAGTCCGCACCCCGTCTGGTGACTGGCAGGATCTCGGTGTCACCTCCCGCCGCGTGATTACGACCGTGGGCGCAGGCTATATCGTCGATGCGTTCCAGAATCTGACGGAACTGGAGAATATGAACTTCCACGATTCCGGCACAGGGACGAACGCCGAAAGCGCGGGCGATACCGGCTTGCAGACGCCAGCGGGACCAGCCCGTGTAACCGGGACGCAGAGTGAACCGACCGCCGTGCAGTATCGCACCGTGGGCACGATCACCTACACCACGACGCAGAACATCACGGAGCATGGGATCTTCTCGGCGTCGACGAGCGGCGTGTTGCTGGATCGGTCGGTGTTTACGGCGATCCCGGTAGTCAACGGTTCGCAGATTGAGTTCACCTACACGCTGACCGTCAGCACGGGCACCTAATGGCGCAGTCTAACGACGCGATTGACGTTACGCCGGGATCTGGGGCGACCGTTGCCACGCAGCTGGTCAACGCCAAAGAGTATCAGGTCATCGTCCCCGCCGATCAGGTCGGGCACATTCAGGGGACCAAGGCGACGTGGGTCGTCAGCACCGGTAACACGGCACACGTTGCGGCGGCGCGTACCACGCTGATTGATCTCTTCAACGCCACGGGATCGGGCGTGGTGCTGCGCGTCGTGGGATGCTATGTCATCCCCGCGCAGACGGCGGTTACGGGCGTGGGCCAAACCTACGAAGTAATTCGGACCACCGCCGTAGGGACTGGTGGCACGGTCCTTACTCCGCAGCGATTTGATTTGGATTCCACGGCACTGCCTGCCACGGTGACGACTCGACTCAAGCCAACAGGCGGCGCGACGGGAACGACGGTCACGCTGTTTCTTAACGGTGCGTCAGAAGAGACGTTCCCGTATGCGGCGATGGCCAGCACCCTAAATCACATCCCGCAGACCCAAGAACTTGCGGCGATGAAGGGGTTGAAGATCCGAGAGAACGAAGGGCTGAAGCTGGATCAGACTACGAATAGCAGCGTGGGTAACGTCAACGTCGTATTCGTGTTTACGGTCGAATGATCCATGAGCTTGCTGCTCCTCTTTCGTGCGCCAACGTCTGGCCCTACGCTGAAGGCAGTTGGCGGGACGTTGACGTGCAGTGGCGCAGTATCGGGGACACTTCGCAATACACGATCCGTAGCGGGAACGCTGACAGCGACGGGAGCCATCTCCGCGTTCGCTCGCGTCACACGGTCGCTAACCGGCACCCTGACCGCAGCGGGCACCGTCGCCCGCGTGTCTCGCGCTGCCCGATCCTTGACGGGAACGCTGACAACAGCGGGCGCGATCAGCACAACGATCCGCACGGCCAAGTCGCTGTCGGGGACGCTGACCAGTGCAGGGACATTGGCGTCTGCCCAGCGTATTCCCAAGGCGCTGACTGGCACCCTGACATCGTCGGGGACCACCAGCGGCGTCTATATTCCACCCACGGTACCTGACGACATCACCCTCCGGCTCCGCCGGAACCAAACAGACTGAGGCGCTCATGGCGGATACATCAAGCCGGTTCTTTACCCAGTGGACGGAAGTCGCCACGCAGAACACCAACGTGGCGGCGACGGCGACCAAGGCGGCGGTGGCCAACCAGACCCACTTCATCACGGGCTATAGCGTGTCGTCGGGCGCTGCCCCGTCAGCAGCGGTCAGCGTGACGATCACCAACGGCGCAACGACGGTGGAGCGCGTGGAGCTTCCG